CTGACGGCCCTGGCCGACACCGAGGAGTAAAGGGGGCTCGCAATGTCCCCGACCCCTCTCGCCACTCAGGCGGACCTCGAGGCCGCCCTGCAGCGGACACTGGACCCGGCGCAGGCGGCGATGGCGATCCGCCGGGCCTCCGCGCTGGTCCGCAAGTACTGCCGCCAGCAGTTCACCCTGGTGGAGAACGAGACGGTCACCCTGCCCGGCAACGGGCGGGTGCTCCGGCTGCCGCAGCGGCCCATCGTCGTCGACGACACGCACCCGCTGACCGTCGTGGAACTGTTCGGGATCGCCGACCAGGAGTACACGGCCCTCGAGGGCCGAGACTTCACCCGGATCGGCACCGAGCTGACCCGCGGCGAGGCATGGTGGGCGCCAACCCGGCTGATGGGCTGGCCGTTCATGCGGCCCATGGGGATCTGGGCCCAGCGGGTCCGGGTCACCTACAGCCACGGCTACGCCGAGGTCCCAGACGACGTCGTCGACGTGGTGCTGGACCTGGCGCAGATGAACATGACCAACCCGCAGGGCCTCAGGAGCGAGTCGATCGACGACTACTCCCGCACGTTCGCCGCCGAGACCATCGGCGGCGCCCTGCTGACCGCGGACCACAAAGAGGCTCTTCGCGTGTACCGCGGAAGGTCGTTCTCTGTGGCGCCGGTGACGTGATGACGGCGATCGACATTCAGCCGCTGCTGGCGGCAGGCCGCGCCGCCCACAACCAACTGCTGGTGGACACGTGCACGATCAGCCGGCCGGGGACGCCGGCGCTGGACCGCTCCACGAGCGTGCTGACGCCGGGTTCGCCGACGGTCTTGTATTCGGGTGCGTGCCGCCTGAAACCGCAGCGGGTTCCTCGCAACGAGGAGGCGGGGGAGCGGCTGACGATCGTGGCCCGCTACGAGCTGGCGCTGCCTTTCGCCTCGCTGGCCTCGGATGACCTGCGGGTCGGGGACGCGGTCGCCATCACGGCGTCCGGCGATTCTCGGCTCGTCGACCAGCCGTTTGCGGTGATGGCCGTCGATTTCAGTTCCACGGCGACCGCCTGGCGGATCACCGTCGAAGGCACCACGTAGGGGAGGTCAACGATGGCGGCTCCTGCGGTTCTTCCTCACGTCGACGCGGTTACGGCGGCCCTCACCGGTGCCGGCCTGACCGTCTATCTCGGTGGGGTGCCCTCGGGCGTCTCGCCGACACCCGCCGCACCGTATGTGGTGCTCTACCCCGACCCGGGCCGGGCGGAGACTGCGTCTCTCGCCGACGACCGGGTCAATTACTCCGGAGTCGTCCAGCTGACCTGTGTGGGGCTGACGGCAGAGCAGGCCATGTCGGTGTCCGACCGAGCCATGGCCGCCCTCTCCGTCGTCCTGACAGTGGCCGGACGCACGTCCTGGAAACCGGAGTCCCTCGACGGGCAGCCGGTACAGCGCGATGACGATGTCGTCCCGCCCTGTTTCTACGCCGCGAGCCGCTACCGGCTGCGCTCCGTCCCCCAGTAAGGAGACCCCCCATGGCAACCCTGACCACCCAGGTCATCAACCTCGCAGGCCTCGGCGTGACCTATGGTGCCGCCGCCGCATCCACGAAGATCGTGTGTGGTGAGCGGACGTTCCTGCACGTCAAGAACACCGCCGGATCCAGCATGACCGTCACCCTGTCGTCGACCGCGAAGGTCCGTGGCCAGGCCGCCGCCGACGTGGTCGTCACGGTCCCGGCGACCACTGGCGACATGATGATCGGCCCGGTCACGCAGGATCTGTTCGCGGGCGTCTCGGACGGCCTGGCTGCCGTCGCCTACTCGTCGACGACGTCGGTGACCGTCGCCGCTGTGCGCATCTGACCCTGCCCCCATCTCGTCCGCCCCGCCCGCTCGGGGCTTTTTTCATGCCCTGAGGAGGGTTCATGTCTGACCTGATCAGCGATGGCAACACCAAGGTGAGCTGGGTGGGCTCCATCGCGAACATCAACGCCCCGACCACCACCGAGCTCAACGGCGGCTCCGACTGGACGCTGCGGATCACCCCGGACGGCCTGAAGACCGACCCGGCGACCGCCGACGTCGACACCAGCTCGCTGGGTTCGACGTTCACGACCAACCAGCCTGGCCGCCGCTCCTACACGGTGGAGCTGACGTTCAAGCGCGGCTCGACCACCATCGAGGACCAGCCGTACACGACGCTGGTGTACGGGGCTTCCGGCTACCTGGTGGTCCGCCGCGGTAGCGCGTTCACGACCGCCTACGCCTCCGCGGACAAGGTGGAGGTCTACCCGGTGACCGCGGGTGAGGCGCAGAACATCGCGCCGGCCGCGAACGAGATCAACAAGTTCATGAGCCCGATGAAGGTCACGTCGGACCCGGCGACGAGGGCCATCGTCGCCTGATGCCGGACATCTCGGAACTCCTGGCAGGGGCGTCGCCTCGTGAGCTCACCGTTCCGGTGTGTCTCGCGGGCGACGCGGGCGCCCAGGTGGAGGCGCTGGAGGCGGAGCTGGGGCATCTGGGCGAGTGGCAGCCCACGTCGCTCGGTGAGAAGAACCCGGCGTTCGAGCTTCAGGAGCGGCTCGCCGAGGCGCGACAGCGGGCGCGCGAGGCCGCGGTCGAGTTCCGGTTCCGGGCTCTCGGGCATCGCGCCTACAGCAACCTGTTGGCCGCCCACCCGGCGCCGAAGGACTCCAAGGAGCCGTATGACGCGGGGACTTTCCTTCCCGCGGTCCTGGCCGCCTGCTGTGTCGAGCCGTCACTGACGCCTGTGCAGGTGGATCGGCTGCTGGACGTGGTGAACGACGGGACGGCCCGGACGCTGTTCGCGGCCGCCCTGGCGGTGAACGAGGAGCCGTCGCCGATCCCTTTCTCGTAACCCGCCTGCGGGATCACCGGCTCCCGTACCGGCGGGAAGTAGAGGCGGCGCGAGCGTGGGGCATTCCGCGCAGCATCCTCCTCGGCCGCCCGCAGCCGGGCCCGGGTGAGCCGTTGTGGCTGCCGGAAGACCGCTGGTGGGCGATGGCCCTGATGGAGGCGGAGTCCGGGCTGTGCGGGGACTGCGGGCACGACCTCAAGGAGTCGACGCACGCGGACAACGAGTACGCCTACGACGCGTCGATCACCAAATGCCACGCCTGCCTCGCGGGCGCACGGCGGGTGGCAGCGCATCAGGAGAAAAACGGCAAGACCGACGGTCTGAAGGTCTCGGTGTTCCGGAGGGAGTCGTAATGGCAGGCGTCGACGTGATCGGGCTCACCGTCGTGGTAGACGACCTAGGCACCTTCGCTGAGCGGCTACGGGTGAACGCGGCGAAGGCCGTAAAGGTCACCTCTCTCAAGGTCAAGCGCGACGCGCAGTCACGCGCTTCCGGTCACCCTCGCTGGGTTCACTATCCGCGCACCATCACATACGACATCAAGGTCACGGCCGAAGGCATTGAGGGCGAGATCGGGCCGGACAAGTCCCTGAAGGGGCAGGCGCCTTACGGCGCGATCGTCGAGTACGGCACCAGCGTCACAGCACCGATTCCCCATCTCGGCCCCGCGCTCGACGCGAACGCCGAAGACCTGGTCGCCGGTATCGAAATCGCCGTCCACCAGGCCATGTAAGAACACGTCAAGGACAGGGAATCCAATGACCACCACGAGCAGGAAGCCGCCCGCACGCCGGGCCGCGAAGCCCCCGACGACGTTCGCCGACATCCGCGCGAAGATTCAGCGCCCCCGGCACATCGTCGACATGGTGCTGGACGCCGAAGCGTCCGCCGAGATCGACAACCTCGAACGGCTGCTCGAGCGCGCACAGCGCCACGACGACGCCAACGGCACAGAGACCGCCCAGGACGTCGCCAAGCACCTCCAGGAGGTCGAGGCGCAGGCCGAAGCGTCGCGGGTGCGATTCACCCTCGAAGCCATCACGCACCGCGCCTACCAGAAGCTCCGGGCGGACCATCCGCCGACGAAGGAGCAGATTGAGGCAGCGGCGGCCCGCGGCGGCAGCGAGGAACCGGCGTTCGACGCGGACGCCTTCGCCCCCGCCCTCGTCGAAGCCCAGCTGATCGAGCCGAAGCCCGCCGACCCCGAGGAGTTCGCCGCGTTCTGGGACGACCTCTCCGACGGCCAACTCGGGCAACTGTGGGGCGCCGCAATCCAGATCCAGTTCCAGACCGGCGAGCTCGGACCGCCCTCGCAGGCTGCCGCCGACATTCTCCGTTCGTTCGGGATGGCCACCGGCTGACCTGCCCCAAGCGCGACAACTGAATAGGGGGCTGCCGTGGCCGACCGTACCGTGCGCGTCCGCGTCATTGCTGAGATGCCGGGCTTCGGCACCGTCGTGCGCACCGGCACTGGCGAACTGCTGGCCCTCGGTGAGGCCTCCCTTGTGGCCGGGCGCGGGATTCGCGCCCTCGGCGCAGACGGAGCGGTGGCCCGCGCCGGTCTGATGGGCATGGGTGCGGGTGCTCGCGGCGGAGCGGCGGGAGTCCGGGAGGGGGAGGCTGCGGCTTTGGCCGCGGGCCGTGGCGCGCGCACCCTGCGCAACGAGGCGGCCCTCACCTCACCCGCGTTCGGACGCATGGGGGCTGCGGCCCGTACCGGCATGGGCTCGGTCCGGTCCGGCGTCGAGTCGGTCCTCGGCCCCGTCAAGCACCTCGGTGCTCTGCTCGCGGGCGGGGCGATCATCTTCGGCCTGCACGACATCATCCACTCGGGCAACGAATACACCGACGCGATGAACAAATTCCTCGAGGTCACGCGCGCCTCTGGGGGACAGATGGCGGCCGCCGGCCGCGAGGCGCAGGCCCTCGGCGCGGACATGAAGCTGCCGTCCGCGAACGCCGCTGAGGCTGCGGACGCGATGGTGGAGCTCTCGAAGGCGGGCCTGTCTGCGCAGGACGCCATCAGGGCCGCCCGGGGCACGATCCAGCTGTCTGCTGCTGCTCGAACTGACGTCGCTACGGCGGCGAAGATCGAGGGCGACATCATGGACCAGTTCGCCCTCAAATCCACTGAGGCGACGCACGTCGCGGACGTCCTCGCGAACACGTCCAACAGCGCCTCCGGCGAGCTGATGGACATCTACTACGCCATGAAGTACGTGGGCCCCATCGCCCACACCATGGGCGTTTCCATCAAGGACACCGCCACCGCCGTCGGCCTGCTCGGCAAGTCCGGCATCATCGGTGAAACCGCCGGTACTGCCCTGCGGTCTGCGCTGGTCAACATGGCCAAGCCGACCAAGCTGGCCACGAAGGGCCTGCACGAACTCGGCATCGAAGCGTTCGACAGCAACGGCAACTTCAAGGGCCTCCAGTACGTCATCGAGAAGCTCGGCACGGCCAGCGAGCACCTGACGACCAAGCAGTTCACGGCCGCCGCCGCGATGGCGTTCGGCAAGCCCGCGCTCGCCGGCATGGTCGCGCTGGCGCACCAGGGCGGCACCGCGTTCGAGCAGTTCGGTGTGCAGGTGGGCCGCGTGGGCGGCGCCGCGGCGCTCGCGGCCGCAGAGTCGAAGGGCCTGGGCGGCGCGATGCGCGGCCTCGGCAAGCAGATCTCGTCCGCGTTCCTCCAGATCTATCTGGGCATCGCCCCGGGTCTCGAGGGAATCACGCGGTCGATGACGCAGGGCGTCTCGAAGGCCATCCCGTACATCAAGAGCGGTATCCGTGTCGCTGGGGACCTGTGGGACATCTACGGGCCCTCCGTCGAGGCGAAGCTCCACTCGGCTGCGGGCGGCATCGGGAAGGCTGCCGAAAGCCTCGCGAAGCCGATCAAGACAGCGATCACGTCGGCTGCGGTCGCATCCGTCCCGGTGGCCATCACGTCCGTGCAGTCGCTGGAGAAGGTGCTCGGCAACGCGGGCGCCGCAGCGACCCCGCTGGTCGGCGGGCTGCGCGACGTCTTTTCATCCGTCTCTTCGGGGGCGGGTGCCGTTGGCGTGCTCGCAGGCCGCCTCCAGGTTGGCGTGGGCCTGATCGGGGACATGTCCGGCGTCCTGAAGCCGATCGGTGAACTCGTCGGCGGCATCGCCCATGCTTTCGCCGGGCTTCCCGGACCGATCCAGCTGTCCGTCCTCGCCATGATCGCAATGCGGCCGTTCCGCGGCCAGATCCAGGGCATGCAGAACGCTGTGGCGGGCTACGGCCGGTCGGCCGTCAACTCCTTCAATGGCGTCCGCGGGGCCATGCAGACACAGACAATCCTCGCCAGCCGGGCCGGAGTTTCCCTGGGCCGCTGGGGCGCCGGGCTTGCCGCACTGCAGGCCCGCTCCCCGACGATCGCGGCAATGGGTGCGAGCTTCCGCAGTGCCTCTACCGGTATCCAGGAGGCCGGTGGGCGCCTGGTCGGCTTCCGGTCGGCGGCCGGGGGCGCAATGGCGGCGATCGGAACGGGTGCCGGCCGCGGCCTGATGGGCGCGGCCCGCGGACTCTATGGCTTCCTCGGAGGCCCGTGGGGTATCGCAATCGGTGCGGCGATGATCGGCCTGGACCTGCTGGCGAAGAAGCAGCAGGAAGCCGCCGCCGCCGCAGCCGCGCACCAGCAGCGGATCTCCAGCCTCACTCAGGCGTTGCAGCAGTCTGCCGGTGTGGCGGACGGCAGCGTTCGCGCTGCCGCCGTGCAGACCCTGGCGGACACAAAGCTGAAGGACGGCAAGA